GCGCGGCCCAGAAGCGCGTGGGTGCCAACCACGCCGACTGAACGGTCTGGGGAGGGATGGGCGACAAGGACCAAAAGACCACGTGTAGGCGCAATAGCCTTCTTTCATCCCCTCAAGGGAGAACCTACACTTACACTTGTGCCCCCACAAGCAATGGCCAACAGTATGAACCGTATGATCCTGATCCACCACCTGGCCCACAAGATGCTTATGACAGCATAGTGAACCACCTTGCCTTAGCCTAAACAGGGCACCTGCATGCACCATATTTATGTTGTTTTGTGCAGGCACCGAAAGTGGCAGACCCCATGTACGAGAAACGAACTCACGAGCCGTACCTACTGCGTGAGGCAGAGTTGTCAGAAGAGTGCGGCACAGTGATGCCGACACTCTTAGCGCCGAAGTCAAACATAGAAACCGGGTCAAAGACATCACGGTAGCGGTCGCCGCCGGATGTGGAGAAGACTGGAGCACCATACGTCGTGGTAGTGATGTTGGGGTGCTGCTTAGCAATCTCCAGTGCAACAGAGCCCCCCATCGAATGGCCAACCATGCGGTCGATGCCAATAAGACGGTGGGATGCCACGTGAAATCTATCAAGGTCCGAAGTCCAGCCAAAAGGAATGTCTAAGTCTTGGATCCACTCGTGTAAGGGGTTGATAGAGACTTGGCTATGCGTCCTAGTACCTGCGATGTACATTGTGCCGTCATGCACAAAGACACCGTTGGGTGCAGAGTACGCACGCTGCAAACCCTCAGCATCGGACAAGCCGAGTCCCTATTTGGTGCGAACGCGTGAACCGTTGCGACCCCCGCGTGTGGGGCGGGGAGCAGACCCTGCGGCTGAAATGGCTGCAGCAGACTTCTGAACAACACCAGATGGATCAGGGCTGGGTAGTACAGCACTGTTCGCAAGTAGTGTGTTTGCCTGGAAGCGAGCAGCAATCATGTGAGCAATCTCAATATTGTAAGTTTGCGGGTTTGTGAGACCAGCACCCTTGAAGACAAAGATTGCATTCGAGACGTTGAGTTCGGAGTCTGAAGCAAAAGCTTGCAAGTCAACCCATGAACACAAGTTGGTCATGTTGTTCGAAGTGTTCAAACTCTGACCAGCATAAGTCGTGGGTGTTGCATCAACGGTAGTAGCCTGCTGCCAACCTGTGTAGCTGTGGAAGCCAACAAAGGAAGCTGGTGTAAGATCCCATTGGTGCGACTTGTTTGCAAGAGCAGATGCAGGAATGAATTCCGCACCCTGCCCGTTGAGTAGGGCCACAATGCTTGCAATGCCCATGCCTGAGATGCCACCAAAGCGAGTTGCCTCGCCGATGCCAAGGTTGCAATTGGAAGAACCGTATGGGAAAATCCCGGCAGAACCGGCAGATCCAGAAGCCCATTTGGTCAAGCCAATGCCCTGAGGCAGAACAACGCAAGACACACCACCCTGCCGATTGACTTCCTGTGTGGTACAAGAAATGCGAATGGAGGTGCGGATGGGCCTAGCTGAGTCCGGGACACCAGTAGGGAAGCTTGCTGCTGCCGTAGCTGGATTGTAAGTGGTTGGAAAGAACTGTGGTGCACCAATCATCTGCACAAGGCTAGTTCCAGGAACAGTGCCATTGTTGCAGTTGAAAAGGATAGCAGAAACAGCAGAAGGCTGCCAGTTGATCCAAACGCACAAATCGCAGTTTGGCGTAGACGTCGAAGTGTTGGCGACAGAATTTGCAGTAAGCGAAGAACTGGTAGAGAAAGCCGTGGAAATGCCGAACTGAATGTAAGACCTGCAAGGCGTGAAGTGCCCAAAGGTCAGAGAGTCTGGCAATGGCTTTGTGTTTGTAAATGCGTCGAAGAGGTCATTCCTAGCCTGAGTGATGCCTGCCTGCAGTGTCGTCACCGGGCGCTGTTGCACCTGGGGTTGACGCTGCATGATAACAACAGGACGAGCCTGCGTTCTAGCAGCACGGGGCTTGGGTTGGCTCTGTGTCTGGGTCTTGGGCCCCACGGCGCGTTTGCCGAGGGCCTTCTTGCGCTGATTCTTGAAAGCAGTTTGGCGCACGCCCATGCGGCCGCGGCCAGCCATGTTGAAATGGTCAAAAGAGTGCCTACGACACTAGCAAATGACTGCGTTGTAGCTCTACGAGTGCCTACGACACTAACAAATCGAGCGGAAACAACGAATTGGCAAGAGGACCTACAAAGGTCGATTTGCTGCCCCCCGTTCCACTAGCGTGCGGGTCTTTGCACGTCGGATGTGGCCACTTTTGGCCTAGCGAGTCCTCCCAGCCTGGAGAGAAGCTCTCCAGACAACGGGCGAATTGTGGCGCCGGCCTCTCGGGGCGGAAGGAACACTAGCGGTTCCCCTCTGCGTGTCTAGGCCCGGAGCTGGACGCTCAACGGGCGGGTCGAACTCGTCGTCGGACTCCTCTGCAAGCGCAGCAAACCGTGTGCTGAGAGGCAAAGGCCTGCCAGTGAGGTTCGTAAGCGATGCAGCAGCACGCATCTGCTCGGCGGAGAAAGGCTCGTTCGGGTCATGATGGTGCTGGCACTGAGAGTAGTCCTTGGTCAGGCGGAGCTTGGGCTTCTCCTCAAGCCTGGGCTTGTCTGGGGCAGTAGGCGGTGGCGGAGCTGGCGGTGGGAGGTCGTTGACCCTCACAGCCACAGCCTGAGCAAACTGGAGCCCAGCGGTCAGAGCCTCAACCTGGCGGCAAAGCTCTGCGATCTTGTCCTGTGCATCCTTGAGAGCTGAAGATGATGCCGGTGCATCAACGACAAGCTCACAAGGTGCCTGCCTGCGCGCTTCAGGAGCAAAGCGGCGACGCGTGAAAGTGCCGACAAAGGCACGAGACTCCGGAACATAGGAGCCGATGTCAATCTCGGTAAGAGCGTTGACAAAAGGCTCCCAGTATTGTTTGGGGTCCGGGCACAAAGAGCACTCAGGGACGACATCAACATCGATGCCGATGTCCCTGAACGTAGCCACAAAGGTCTCCCAGCCGTCGGGGACGTGGCGCAAGCAGAGGCGGTAGGCGAGCATGCGCGACTTGTTCTTCTCATCATCGAGATCCTCTTGCTTCTGCACGTGGAGACGCGCGTTGATGTAGAGTTTCTCGACATTGTCGAACCTCCAGGTCCACCGTTTGGTGTCTGGGTCACGCGTGCCGACAAGGCCGTTGAACGAGATCGGACCGTTCTCACCAAAGTGGAACAAAGATCCTTCTTTGATGCGAAAGCCCATGGCTCGGTAGAGCCCGTCCAGCCATTGCCTGTACTGCCGGGCGATGTTGTCGTCGCCGCCAGAGGCGTTTTGAGGGCATCGGCAAATGCGGTGGCCGGTGGTCTGATAGACAGAATTGTCCGTCGTCGTTCCGACACTGCCACTGCCAGTGATGCCTGCCTTCGCGGCAGCGTACAACTTACCGCCGATGACGCAAGTATGTGCTCCCTCCAGGAGGTACACAACGTGCATCAAAGCGCAGTAGGCCTGTGTGAGGCCACGCTTCTCTAGCTCTGCAGGATCAAATTGGTCCTCGCTGTAGATGTACTCGAGCTGCACAGGGCAGCGGGCGGACTCAGGAATGGGGAGCGTGTGCTCGATCCTAATGCCCGCGCAAGTCATCTGCGCGTCCCTGGCAATTGTGAAGTCATAAGACTCACAATCCTTCACAACGCCTCCAGCCTTGCCCCCGTCGTTGGGATCGTCGAGAATTTTCTCAACAGTCTCAGAGAGGAGAGCAAGACCCTCGTCATGGTGACCGATGCCGGTGAAGAGGCACTGGCAAATGCCCTCCTGGTAAGCGGAGATGCACGCCTTGTTCCACTTCTGAGTCAGCAGGGCCAACACGAAGTTTTGGATGATTGAAGAAGGCCAAATCATGCGGACGAGACCTTTGTCATCTTTCGCGATCTTGACGAGTTCATCCTTCCCGAAGACAGTCTTCGGGCAGGAGATGCCGTAGACGACACACTCTTCGGGGGACATCTGTCCGACGACTCGTGGGCCGAGGGCAATCATCATCATGATGCGGTACATCGCGATAGCAAGAAGGACAGGTTTGCCCTCCGGAGTCATCCACGGCTCTTTCGGCCCATCTTTGTAGTGGGCTGAGAAGCCAGAGGACTTGTCCGGGTTCATGGTGTCGATGATGTACTCAAAGTGACGGTGTAGGTCTCCGAAAGCAGGGCATGGTGCCTTTGGGTAGCCGTCGAAGATATTGGCAGCCTCCACATGACCGTCGGCAGCATGCCAGTTGATATGCTCAAGCTTAGCTGCCTGGGTCTCGAGAGTCTTGCGGAGCCGCTCATCGCTTTGAGCTGGCTTGACGAATGCAGGGCGATTGTGGACGCCGTTGGCGTCGTCAGCAAAGAGGTCGATGCCGTTAGCATATGCCGCTTTCATGAACTCCTGGTCGGGTTCCTGGCGTTCTGAATTCGGCTTGCCATGGAGCTTCCGGCAAGTGCCGATCTGCTCGAAGATGGGGTTCCCGTCCTTTCCGGTCATCGTCTCAACAACATCACCCCAACGTGCAAAGGATGCAGCGTTGTAGGAGTTGAAATAGGCAGCCTCCTTGTCGGCCAAAAGTTCAGCCGGGGTGTACTGCTGGACGAGAGCGAACCAATCAAGGCTACTTGAAGAAGCCGCCTTGCGGAGAATCTCAGCGATTGGGATCCTGCCTTCTGGGTTGCAAATTGGATCGGGGCGTAGCTGGGAGAGCGGGCGAATGAGCGCTTTGCCTTTGCGGTCCCAAGAGGAAACGTAGTAGGCATCCTTGTACTTGCAATCGACGCCGGGGCGAAGTGGCAAGTATGTCGGTGGCTCGGCCTCCGGCTCTGTACAGCCTGGCTTGGGAACACCGACGTCGTACTTCGGTGCGGCCCAAAGCTGAGAATGGTCAATACCAGACTCAGGCCTGAAGCTCCTCCACGGGTCAGGAGTGTCGTCATCAATGTCAGCCCAGGATTGACCACTGGACTTCTTTGGCTTCAGCTCCTTACCTTGTGCATTAAATTTAGTAAGCCTTTGGTCATAGTCAGTGCGGTCACCAGAGGTGTAAGCACTGATCTGGGCCTCGGCCTGTTTCATGCGATCGTGGGCAAGAACAGCGTCACCTTCGGCCTCGGCAATGCCAACGTCGAAGGCAAACTCATCAAGGAATGGTATGGCAGCATCGCCAAGGTCGCGGCCGTCGTCATCATTGTCTGACTGGCCTTCAGACTCTGTCGGAGTAGGCGGTTCGTAATCCTCCTGGTACTCGTCATCGTCTTCATACCAAATCCAAACTCCGCCGACGTTGCGGAAATGGCCTTTTGCGCCATTGTCAGGGCGATCATCTGCGCGAGCTTCCGGGTTGAAAGCATCTGGGATTGCGTCCATGAGGTTGCGGTAGCGAGTGAACGCGTCAACGCCAGCAATGTCGTTGGTGCTAAGGAACCTGAGTAGTGCCGGCATGGTGATGGATGCGTTCCACACCTTGCCATCTGGTCCGAGGCAAGCACCTACGTGCAAAGCACTGATGACGGGGCGTCCATTGGGCCTGCGTGTCCACACAGGTGCACCAGAATGGCTGGCAGCCGTGTTGATCGTATGGAGGAGGATGCCCTTGTACTTCTCCAGATTACTGAAGGAAGAAAAGATGCCATCGTTCCGTACCAGAAACGTCTTGGTGCCGACCGTGCGGTGCGTGTAGATTGAGGCAACGCCGGACTTGCCACAGTTGAAGTCACGTCGGACAATAGCGCGAAGCTTAAGGTCCGTAAAGGGCTTGTAAGCGACCTGCTTTCCCTTCTTGACGCGGTATGGTGGTGCCTTGAAGGCCACAATATCAAAAGCCGTGCCAATAAAGCTCGGCTCTTTCCACGTGATCTTCTTCCAATCGGTAAGGTCAACAACCGTGTCCGTGTAAGTGCCGTTGGCAGCGCGGACGCGCAACCGAACGTTCTTGTAGTCCTTAACTGGGCAGTGCCATGGCTCATTCACAAGCTCGCCGTCCTTCATGACTTTCCGCTTGAGCTGATCATCAACACAATGTCGCGCAGAGATGAGGTAGTCACCAACATTCGGGCCGTCGGTAAGGCTGTATCCGAACATATGTCCGTCAACAACGTCTTCAACGACACCATTCTTGAGAACCGATGTGATGATAGAAGCAAGACCTTTGGGGCCAAGCTCCTGTTCAAGGATCAAGGTATCAACAAGGTTGGTGATCTGTGACTCACACGCAAATACCGGGTCATACGGAGTACCATCCTCAGTGACCCACTGCTCATCGACAGACTGGCGGTAAATCCAAATCTGACGCTGATCCTTGGTGGTCACAGTGAGGCGCCCAATAGCAATGCGCGGATCGTTGCTCCTCTTGCGGTACTCAATGATAGCGCCCTGGATGTCAGGAGCAACAAAGACGGCAAAGAAGAAGAACGCACACATCACATAGCGGACGATGGCCTCCGGTACATAGTAGCCAATCAGGACCTCAAAGCAGAACAAGAATGCCTCCGCAGATGCGACGATTGCTCGGCAAATAATGCGGGCCGCTGCAAAGTTCGGATTCTCTGCGATAGAGATCGTGTAAACTATTGCGTAGAGGGCGACAAAGAACATTATGTTCTTCCTGGCGAAATTGAACAAACGAACAAGCAGACGAGTGAAGGTGAAGGCGAACCTCAAGGTAAACTGGAGGTATGTAATGGTCACCGTGGTCTGATGAACAACCGTTGTTGCAATAGGTATGACGCAATACAAATGGAAAGCGTACAAGGCGAGGGCAACAGTAAGAAGCAGTGAACCTGCAAGAGCGTATTCTTCTGGTTTGAAGTCAGCATAAGTGCAGGACCGCGTCCCGGTTGAGTTCGTGCAATT